CTGTCTGAGTCAGTTAAGAAATTATTCACTCTATATCCTTGAGGAATCATTCCCATAGACACAACAGCATTGATATCATTGTCTGCTGTTCCAGTTCTACCTTGAGATTTTAATAATCTCTCAGCAGCGAACTGATTAGCTGAAGGGACAATCATTTTCACCCCTTTAGCTGCCACTCTCAATCCACGCTCATCAGTAAAAGCAGCAATGTCAATTAGACCTTGCTCTAATGATGTTTCGTTTAAGTCTGCTTGCGTAGTTAAAGTATTTTTAACCGCTGTTCCACTTACAGTTGTGTGTGAAGTGTTAAACAACGATTTAGCATCA